TATAGCAAACCAGGCTCAAAAAAGCGTTCTGATCATACTTGACCTTTTTTAAGTACTTTTTGTTAAAAACTAGTCGGGTATTCTTGCATTAAGTGTGAAAAGTATGGATAATGCAAGACCACAAACCCTTTTATAGGCTGATCAAATGAAAGACTTATCAAAATCGGCTGGCGGAATCGCTCGCGCTGAGAAATTATCAAAAGAAAGAAGATCGGAAATTGCCAAAGCCGCAGTAGCAAAAAATTGGGATCCAAATATTCCGCAAGCTTCTCATCAAGGCATTTTACATATTGGCGACAAAAAGATTGATTGTGTAGTCACTGAAGAAGGGGAGCGAATCTTAAGTATTAAAAATGTCTTTGAAACTTTCGGAAGAACTCAGCGCGGTTATAGACGAGTTGAACAGGGGGTAATTATGCCGCCTTTCATGGACGCTCTTAATATTCGCCCCTTTATTTCTCCCTTACTTAATGACTTGATCAAACCTATCGAATATCGAGATTTGAAAGGAAAAATATCAAGAGGCTATAAAGCGGAAATACTACCTCAAATATGTTTGACCTATTTACAAGCGGACTCCGCCGGTGTGATTACAAAGAAACAAAAAGACATGGTTGAAGCTTCGCATACTCTTATCGTTGCATTTTCCACTGTGGGGATTATTGCGCTCGTTGACGAAGCGACCGGGTACCAACAAGACCGAATAAAAGACGCTTTAAGTAAGATACTGCAAGGTTACATAGCGTCTGCGCTTCAGCCGTGGGTATCTACGATCCCTTTGGCTTACTACAAAGAGTTGTTCAGGTTGAGGGGCCTCGAATATAACGAAAATAGCGTAAAACGGCCTAGGTATTTTGGTCACATTACGAATAATATTATCTACTCTAGGTTAGCTCCTGGTGTGCTTGAAGAATTAAAAAAAGTATCTTTGCGCGATGAAAAAGGAAGATTAAAACATAGATATTTTCAACGTTTAACATCAAATACGGGATATATAAAACTAAAAGAACATTTAGCCTCGATCGTTTCTGTAATGAAATTAAGCACAGACTATTCGGATTTCAAAAACAAATTAAATACTATTCACCCCATTTGCACCGTTGAAGACAACGAATCTTCAGAATTTGACAAAGATAATGGGGGACAATTTTAACCGCAAAACGCTCCCTTAGATATTTTCTTCTTGGGAGAAAAAGCGATACATACTGCGTCGGCGAGATTCGGCGAACGGCCGCCGTCAGGGACTTTGTCAACGAGGAGTTTGCCTACTCCGTTTTGGCTATACGTGGGCTGCGAAAGTTCTAATATTAATCGGTTTAGTTCCGGTAAAGAACCGCTAAGGCTGATAATGTCGTCCGGGTTAACGGGCAAGTTTTCGACGATCGCGCGATGCGTAAGTTGAAAACGACGGCGAAGGGACCACCACGCTTGAGCTTTATAATTAGCGAAAAAGTCCTCGTTGGTTCGTCCCTTATCGCCCATTTTCAACTCTTGACTATTCTTAAATGGGTCGCCTAGGGGATCCACTACGGCCCCGCTTCCTCGATATGGGTCAAATTTGATAGGCTTGAGACGCTTCGAGTTAATAACTCTAGCATCCCCGCGTACACCAGCACCGAGGCCGTCAGCGTCAAACAAAACGAGATTAAAATTATGAACATCCGAAAGCTTAAAAACGCGTTCCACAGTCTCGTAAATATCGCCACCTTTTCCGCTCCACTGTTCTAAATGTTCAAGTAAAATTCCATGACGTCCGCAAAAAGCGTTTTTGTCGGCCCCTTCGTCAGCGATGTCAACCCCCGCAACTCTCGCGCCTGTAGGTCTAATCCCCAATTTTATGTGTGAATCAATCGCCGCGCGCACCCATTGAGCGGGGATCATAATACCCTCCACAGATGCGGAATAATCGAGGTCTAATTCTTGCGCGATGATAACGGGGTCGTCAATCTCATAACATTTTTTATCGTACCATGCTTGGTCTTTTCTCGGATCACTCGTCCAGTGTAAAGATTGAACCGATACTTTCCCCCCAAAGCGTTTACGCGCAAAGGTGTTATTCATACCGAAAGGGGTTGACACGTCCATCCTGCAGTTGGTTGTCGCGGATAGTGACGCGTCTATAAGTTCGGGCCGTGGAATATAGGCGGCTTCGTCAACGAAATATAGCGAGGTTCGAGCCCCTCGACCGATTCCGTCGCCGCTTTCGCCGGTGATAACGCTACTAGAATCAGGGAATTGAATGCGCATATACGGCGCATGTTTATTTTCGTCAAATGTTCCACGGAATTCTTTAGGCAAATACGATAAAAATTGACGGGCTTTAAATAATAACGATTTAGGGTCGCCGCGTTTATCGACGTATTCTTCTTTGCGGGAACCAAAACCGATGACCATGCCTTCATGGAATAGACACAAAGTACAAGCGACCGAAACAGTAAGCCAGCTTAGCCCCATTTCGCGTGATTTGTCTGTAAGTCCCGGTTCTTGATTTTTCCATCGCTCAACGACCCAATGGACCCACGCTTCTTGAACGGGGAAAAGTAGAAAAGGTAAAAGGCTAGGCTGCCCTTTCTCAACTTGACGCGGATCAAACGTGACACCCCAATCAATAATAAATTGAGCGGGGTTATCACGATAAAAAAGCTTTAATGCTTTCAGTATTTCCGGGTTTTTTCTGATTTCCTGTAATTTACCCATGCGGTGAGCAAACACCGCAGAGTAATCAGGATTTCTAAAATCATGCGGGAACGGAATTGGCATCGCTTGCAGCTTCTACGGTAGAAGTTAGCGCAGTTTCATCTGTTGCCGGTGCTTCCACGGGGGCAATTACTGCAGGGGCCGCCGCGGTACCTTGTGCCATGTGTAAAGCTGCGCGCAATTCTAGATTAGCGTTTAACAGTTCGTGGACACTTTGCTGATGTGCTTGAAGTTTAGACCATAGAGTTTTAAGAGCTGCGCCCATTTCTTCTACGGTGCCAATAAATTGTCCGGTTGGTGTTGCCATGATAATTCCTTAATGGTATTGAGGTCTTGAATATACGTCACCGCGCGGACGATGTCAACCCACAAAATCACCCCCAAAATCTGGGGATAACTCTGTGGATTACTTTGTTTTGCACAGTATCTTAACAGGTTATACACGCTGTGCAAAAACTGAACAATCGCGTTTAGGACATGTTAAGCGTATTCAGTAATGATAATGACGCCTGAAGTACCTGCTCCGCCTGCTGCACTCCCAGCCGTACTGACGCATATGCCACCGGAACCCCCCGAACCATATCCCGAGCCATCAGTTCCAGCAACGCTGGCGGCTGAATTCCCAAAGACCGTAGAAGATGAGCCACCTGAACCAAATGCACAGTCACCGCCCGCACCTGAAAAAGCGACTGAAGCTTGGAACATTACTCCTGAGCGCCCTGGGGCTCCGGCTATACCTAAATCAGCGGTGGTTGCAGCGCCTCCCGCTGCCCCAACTACACTAAATCCTGTAAATGTCGACGATGAATTTGTAGCCGTTCCACCAACTCCCCCACCCAAATTTAGCTGAGCCCCAGCAGTTCCGAAAGTCGTTGCGCCTCCCGTCCCACCAGTGTTTCCTGCTGTTCCTGCGCTTCCAGCCGCTCCCACAGCATAGCTTAATGTAGCTGCTGCTCCCCAATATTCGCCATAAGCTCCAGAGCCCCCAGATTGCCCCATTCCTCCTGATGCTGTACCTGAAGTACAGCCACCACCACCACCACCGCCCCCGACAGCCCTAACCCAAATCCAGTTTGCGCCTGATGTTGGAGTATAAGTGCCAGCGCCAGACGTGAAAATCTGAACACTAAGAACAGTACCACCCCCGCCAGTATTACCCGCGATTTTCTCAATGGCTTGTAGGATGCTGTCAGTAGCTAGTACGGTACCGGATGAAATGCTATATCCCGTAAGCGCTTGCCCTGTCACTGCCGAGTTTGTCAATGTCGTTGCATTTCCCGCGCTTGTAACATCACCCGTTAGGTCGGCGTTAGTTGTTACTGTTCCCGCTGTGAGCCCTGCTGCCGTACCTATGGCGTTTGTTGCATCTAATGCTGAAGGGGTGCCCAAATCAGGCGTAGTTAAAATCATATCTGTGGCGGATATGGATGCCGGTAGTGTGGTGTTTATTGAGGGGACACCGCTGCCATCTGTGACTAGAATGCCGTTAATCGTCGTAGCCAATCCACTGACCGCATCGCCCGCCGCCGCATAATATGCAAGCTCATTAATCAGTCCCGGATTAACCGCACCGCTTCCCCCGATTTGAGAATCCACGTAAGTTTTGATTGCTAACGATGTCGAAAGTGTAGTATCTACTGCGCCCGCAAAAGTTCCATCGGTTGAGATAGTAGTAACCGTTGAACCCGAACCGATTTGTACGCCAGACGTTGATAAGGAAATCTGCGCCACGCCACCAATATTGTAAATTTGAGAGCCCGGGCCAAATGTTATATTATTTGTTGCTGCGCCTGCATATGAAATTACCGCCGGCCCCGCTGCTCCGACTACGATATTATTTGTCTCTAACTGGATCGTATCTGTGAATAAGGCTATCGTTCCTCCTGAGCTACAATAAAGGGTTAGCGTAGTACCTGGGGGAGCCGCGATGCCACCTCCGCCATAGTTCGTATAGTTAAGAGTAGAAGTATCGCCAGCAACAAAGCCATTAACAGAATGAGTAGACGTACGATGAAAATAAAGCGGATCGGTGCCTACGTTATAAGGAACGGGGGGCTCGTTGCCACTGCTTAAAACCCAAGCGCTGTATAGATAATTATATGAATCACCCCCGAAAACCGCTATCCAAATCCCGTCAAATATATTTGCGGTTTGATTAAAGTCTGCTCGGCGTTCAAGTACCCACGCTGTCGCGCCATCGCCTGCCACATTGAGAACATATATCCCGTTATATGCGCCGTTAGACATATTAACGACTAAAATTGATGAGCCGACCGGGGGTGTGTCACCATCTGCCATAAACACAGCAAGAGTGCCCGCATTAGTTAACGTCGCGCCAATACCGTCATTACCCGGGCCGTTGTAGTAAGTGGCCGTGACTGGCTCAAGATAATTATCAAGCACGTCGAGAACCGGATCTAGATAATACGGACTTCCGCCGGCTGGTGGTGGTGGTGCCCATGACGGATCTACGGCCGGGCCGCCTGTTTGTAGAAGATACCCGGCGGTTGAAGGTGTCAAAACTTCCCATGCGCTAGCACCACGGTAGAGGAGATCACCTTGTGCGCTTCCGAAAACGTAATCGAGAAGCGTAGTTAACGAAGTATCAACCGGGACCGCTGAACTACCGGACGTGTTCGCTAGCAAATCCCCGTCATTAATCGCGGCGAGTCCTTCATTTGGGATCCACGAGGGGTTAGCGGCGGGGCCGCCCGTTTGTAGAACATATCCAGTTGTCGAAGGTGCTAGCGCATCCCACTCAGTCGCGCCGCGATATAAGATACTGCCCTGAACGTTTGAAAAAACAAAATCAAGCAAGTCGGTGACGGTCACGGCGTTAGGTGCAGCACTAAAACCGCCCACGTTTGCGAGTACATCACCGACGGCGATATTCGCAAGGGAAAGCGTACCCGATCCGGTGATCGGGCCACCTGTGAGACCTAGGCCGCTATTTACTTGCGTTACTGTACCAACGGCACCCGCTGCCCATGTTGGATCAGCTGCAGGGCCTCCGGTTCTCAAGAAATATCCGGCGGTTGAAGGGGCTAAGTATGTCCAGCCGCTAGCACCACGGTAGAGGATATCACCCTGTGAATCATCAAACGAATCGTCAAGAATATCAGAGAGAGTGTTAGGGACGGGGGCGGCTGTCAAACCTGTGATATTTGAAAGTATTGTCGCCGCGCCGATGGTGGCTAATGATATAACGCCAGCTCCGGTGATCGGTCCGCCGGTTAAACCGGTTCCGGTCCCCACGCTTGTGACACTACCGCCTCCAGGGACGATCAGGGGATAAACGCCTAAAATGCTGAGGTCTACAATTAGCTCGCCCAAATCTATCATGATGCCACCCACTGCGAAACGGCGGTAATAAAAGTGCCGTTATTTGTATAAGTTTGGGTATAGGTAACCCCCATATAAACCACGACTTGCGAAGTGATAAAATCGCCTGAATAGTTTAGCGTTTTAGCAAGTGCGTCAAGGGGTAAACCGACGCCATTAGTAGCGGTAACAGTTGATGAACCGGCCATATAGTGCCTCCGTGGTATTATTCATCAAGTGTATACCTTTCTGGTATTAGTTCAAGCGCGGTATAAGTATACAAAAAGTATAGATTATGTTTTTTGCATGAAGTCGCGATATACGTTAGCCGCCTCAACAGGGTCAAGGGGTATTACGGGTAGAGGAATGGCGGGATATGGGGGGATGTCGTGGTTAACGATTTGATAAGTTTGGGCCTCAGCTAACGCTTTTTCTTCGAAGTTGCCCACGGTTCTTAAGTAAAATATAATTGCGTTAACTTTCCCGCCTTTCACCTCCTGCAGGAGTTTTTGCCCGGCTAAAGCTACTCCACGCGCCCGGCCCGTGTTGTGACGTTCGCCGATTATCGGGCATTCTTGGCACTTATCGGCCCATTCTTTGGGGTCGACCCCATAATAGTTACCGCACTCCCTAAGTGATAATCCCCGCATTCCCAGCTGAATCATCTCCTCTAGCAAGGCTTCGCCATCTTCTCTTGCGTACGCGTTGTTGGCTAACGTATCAGACATCGAACTCCTCGCCGGTACTCTCTAAAATGGCTTTTTGACCTGTGAATTTTTCCCATCTCGCGACCGCCATATCGACATATTTCGGATCTAATTCTTGGGTTAAACATTTCCTATTTGATTTCTCACAAGCCATAAGAGTGGTACCACTTCCACAGAAAGGATCGTAAATGTGCTCGCCTTTTTTGGAGTTATTAATAATAGGTCGTAACATGCAATCTAAAGGTTTTTGTGTACTGTGCCCGAGCTTTTCATTCTCGCAATCTTTTCCTGATTTACTTTCTATTTGCCATGTGGTGCTTTGATCTCTTGCGCCTTGCCAGTTATGTTTGGCTCCTTGTTTTACGGCATAAACGCAGGGTTCATGCTGCCAGTGATAATCCCCTCTAGAAAGCGCAAAGTTATTTTTAACCCAGATAATTTGTGAAATTATCTCATAGCCGCAATCAATTATATTTTGTGACACTATATGTGTGTATTTTCCTGCATGCCATACGTAAATAACGTCACCCGTAAATAGACTATATGCGTCTGACCAATCGACAATCGTATCGTTTTTTACTTTACCAAGTGATCGACTATTTTCTCCGAGTGCTTCATTTCGCCATTCTGGTTTGTAGTCCACGCCATATGGAGGGTCTGTGACCATGAGATTAGGTTGATGCCCGTTCATTAATTTTAAAACGTGATCTGGATTAGTGCTATCGCCACAAGCCACCCGATGATTTCCGCAAATCCAGACGTCGCCTAGCTTAGTGACTGGCTCATCGGGTAATTCGCCAGCGTCATCTTCGTCGCCAAGACCCGCGTTGAGTATTTCCGGGTTTAGGTAGCTTTCTATTTCTTCTTCGGTAAATCCAGTTAACGAGAGGTCGAACTCATCGTCATCTAAGTCCCCCAGCTCGATTTTGAGTAGTTCCACGTCCCAACCGGCGCTAAGGGCGGTTCTGTTTGCAGCGAGTATATACGCCTTACGGCTGTTTTCGTCCATACCCGCTAGGGTAACCGTGGGTACCTCATTTAAACCCAGTTTAAGGGCAGCCAGGGCCCTTGCGTGTCCGCTGATGATGGTCCCATCGGGTGCGATCTCGATCGGGTCATTAAATCCAAAGTTTTTTATTGAGTTGGCTATCTGTTCGACTTGCTCGTCGCTGTGAGTCCTGGCGTTGTTCTCGTATGCCAGTAAGTCGGCTGGGTTTTTCATTTCGATTTGCATTCGGCAACTCCACAGTGCTGTTGCTGTCAAGTATATCACGCTTCGTAACTTAGATCTATGTGCTAGTTGCCTTGCGTGTTTTGGGTGTGCGCGGGTTATACCACAGGTGGGTGACTACTCGCAGACAGTTAGCCGGTTCAGACCTGATAAATTAGCGATATCTTACGTAAAATTATTAAGGGTTAGCTGTATGCCATATACAACGGCTAATAACGACTGGATAACGACAACTAGTCGCTATCCCACAGCCCAGTATCCACAAGGCCCGTACCCTCCTATAACGACTTAACTACTAATTTATATATTAGTTGTAAAAGGGGGTATTATTAAGGTATTATTAATGACCTATAACCAACATAGGATATACAAATATATATATTATTTATATATGTAGCGGTTTTTGTCGTTTTGTCGTTTTCGGGTGCTTTTTCTCCATCCAAATCAATAGGTTACCGATAACGACGCTTGTCGCTATGCAGTCGCTATTTGTCGTTGAGTTAAGCTAAGGGACTATTAAAGGGAATTGAGCGGTTTATTAATAGCGGGTAGTCACCGCACTTAATCTCATGTGGTGACTATTACCGAGGGTTTTTGTATATTTATGAGCTTAACAAAGTCATTTTTGCGTGTGCGTACAGTTCATCCAGCGCAAGAATCCGATTCTCTTTTTTGAAAACATTCGAGATGACTGTGGCAATAAGTGATGAAAGCGTACTTTGTACCACGCTTTCGGTTATTCCTAGTTGATAACTTTTTATAATTACTTGGTGGAATTCTTCGTACATTACATCTACGAGGGATTCTATCAAAGATTGAACAAGTACAGTTTCGGCATCTTCGGGGTTGAAAAGGACGCGAGTAATATCGAATAATTTTGACATGTTAGCATTCTCTGTTTGTGGGCTGGTTTATTTTTGGGCGTCTTCGTAGGCTTTCATAATTTCCTCTTTATCTTTTAAGGTGATCGTTTCATGTAATATCTTTACAAATAGGGCCGGTTGATTACCATCTGGATTAACTTTGCGGGAGGCCCGGCCGTTAATTAACTGAGGGTGTAGAATGTAACCTAAAGATTTTAGTATCTTACCTCTGAGACGATCGGGGAGTGTGATCCCATGTCTTTGTTGTTCTTGAAAGAGCCGGCTTAGTAAAGTACCTGATATAAACCCGCCTTTAAATCCGATCCGTCCGGCCTCAATCGCTTCTTGAATCAATAGCTCGGATTCGCATCTATTCTCCGCTATTGCTTGAGCAGTGGTACTTGTGTCTGGTGCGGTACAACAACCTTTAGTAAAATCGAATTCGGGTTCTATTTTATAGTGGTGTAGAAAGTAAGCAAAAAACTGTTGTCCTCCGTTATCGCGCCATTTTGCCAGTTCGTAAAAATAGGCATTGGTTAGCCCGGATTTTATTTTTTCTTCATGGGTTTGTTGAGCGCACATGAAGAAAGAAAATCTTCTCGTTTCATCTTCTTTTTTAATGATATCAACATTATTTGCCGTGATTATGAAATTTAAAGGGAAATCGCCCATAAAGATGTCACAATGTTTCGGTTCAAAAGCGTATCGTCTGGATGTGATCAAGGGTTTTAGAGCGTCTTCGAGTTTTGAATGCTTTAGAGCGACATCTTCGACGAGCATAAGAAGTCTAGCAAACCAATGGCCGCTAAATCGAGATTCTAATTCATCCGTTTTTGCCCTGTGGGTATATCTTTCGCCTATTACGCCAGCAACGAGGTCGGCAAAAAACGATTTACCGCATCCTTGTGTCCCTTGAATTACGGGACACCACATGGCTTTAAATCCTGGATTTTGGACTAAAGCTGCGGCATAGGATAAAAGGATCTGTTGATCTCTTTTATTTGGGATCATCTTATCGAAGAAGTCAAAGAAGATGGTCATATCTCCTTCTTTCATTTTTATATTAATGGGTTTGTAGGTATTTATTGATGTACGATCTTCCTCATCTATTATTTCCCCGTGTGGGATATCTGGTTTAAAGCAAGCTTGATGTACAATGTGACCATTAGTTGAGGCATAAGTTTTGAAAGTATCGTAAGGATTTCCTTTCATGAAAGGGACGGTGTAGCACATATTAAAAACATCTTTACTAAGTAGAGCGACGTGCTTCATCGAGTATGTCTCTTTCATGCCGATGACATAGTAGCATCCCTGGTATTCTTCGGGCATTTGATCTACTAGGGGTTGACTTTCGTCGTGTAATTTATTAGACTGGCCCTGTTTAGACGACTGCAAGACTTGCCTATCTGATATTGCTTTATCAACAGTGTCAGATAGGTATGTCCCAACTTCCCACTTATCACGTTTAAGTTTTGACCCGATCATTAATTTTATTATTTGTTCTTTGTTTCCCTCCGTGTGGTGGGCTAGCATATTTGCTATGGCCAGGTCTGCGCTACTTCTATCATACGGTTCGCCTGCGCCTATTGGCGGATAGGAGCGTGATAATACCTCCTCATTTTCATAATATAATTCTGCGAAAGTTGCGCGGTCACCAAATATTGCTTTAGAGCTTTTAGATTTAAAAGCCAAGGCCCGGGTAAGAACTTGTTCGTCGGTATATTTAGGGGCATCGTCTGCCTCTGTGGGCGTCGCTATATGTTCAATAGCCTCTTTACTACAGTATTTTATTACTACGCTATGAAAGCTTTCTGTGGCGTCTATATTCCAATCGCCGATCGGGTTTATTCCTCCGAACATGACAAAGCGATCAGTTGTGTAAAGTTCGAG